ACACTTCGATCTGGCAATTGCCAACTCGCGTAATTTGCGCTCAGCTTCCAATTCGGACTGCCGCCATGTCAGATATTAATTATCTGAACGAAGCGATTGTTGAAGACTTGATGCTGGAATTTTCGGCTATTGAGGCCGCATCGATGGCCGATAACAACGACCAAGCTGGAAGCACGACCACCGCCACGGGCGCAACAGACGGCCTGAGAGGCTTGAATTACTATCCAGGTGCTGCTGGTGCCACGGCTGCTTATGGCACCTCTGGCACGGCAATCACTAACGGCATTCACACATTGGCGACAGTCGGTCACAGCCACACAGCGGTTGATTACGAAACATTGGCTGAAATGGCTGATGCTTTGCCTCCGCAGTATTGGGGTCTGCCAGGTACTGCTTGGCACATGCACCCGAGCTACATCAGCCAAATTCGTCAATACGCGCATGGTGGCGGTGGATATTCTTTGGTTGAAACTGGTGAGTTGGGTGAAGGCCCAGCGGTCAATATCCTTGGCTTCCCTGTGATTCCAAATCCATATCTTGACCCAACCGGCACTGTTGGCAATTTCCCTGTGTATCTCGCCAACTGGCCGCGATTCATGACTATTGCTGATGTGGAAGAAATGACCATCCAAATGATGGAGCAAACCGCACCAGGCTTTGTGACTATGTACGCTGAAAAACGCATGGTAAGTACTGTGCGCGATCCGTTTGCTGGTGTTCGTCTTATCGAGACTTAATCATGTCTGATTCAGCCCTGATGGGTGGCTACCCCTACGCTGCACAGTCGCGCAATCCGTTCAATTACTCAAAGTTTGAGCAAATTGACCGGAATGTGTCGACTGCATGGTTGACCTTGACCGAAATCACCAATCAATTGAATTTGTTTGGTGATGGAAGTCAAGATGTGTACCTGTCTTCAATTGAATTGGCGACTCGCTTTGCCATTGAAGACTATTTGGGCCTGTCTATCTTTGCAACGAAATATCGGGTTTACTATGGCGGTGAAGGCATGGTGGCTTCGCCTTCATCCCTAGACTTGCCAGAGGTCAGTCTGAATGCAAATCCAGCGCTGCCTGGTGTGACGATTAATTCGCTGGGCTATTGGAATGATTCAACGCCATCGGTGTTTACGGCCCTGACCGGCTATTACTACGATCCCACTGGGAACAAAGTAATTCTGGCATCACTGCCAAGCGACATCAACACCAACATGACCGCGCCGATTGTGATGGAGTACACCACTGCGGCTAATCCGATTGCGTCATATCCTGTGATTAAACAGGCTGGTTTGCTGTTGCTCACGCACATTTACAACAACCGCAGCAATAGCACTGAAGTCAAACTGAAGGAAATTCCTTTTGGTGTGGCTACCTTGCTTCGCCCTTACAAACCACTGGTGATGTAAATGGCAATAGCACGGTTTGAAAACATTTCTGTGAACAACCTGACCTTTGGACAAAGCGCCTTTGGTGAGCAAAGCACGACACAAACATTGTGGTTTCAAACCCGTGCGCGAGTTCATTCTGTTGCAAACAGTGTCAAGATCACAGATAAATATCGGGTGTATTCTGATGTTGTTGATTTGACGCTGAACTACACGCCCAACACCAAAACAATGGTTGATAACCAGAATGCTTATTCAATCAGTTGGCGTGGTTACGATTGGCGCATTGACAACATTCGTGAAGCTGATGACCGCATGACCGTGAACATCACTTGTGTCCGTAACGATCCGGTGGTTGCAGTATGACGCAAATGAATCCTGTTGATTATGCGAGGGCTATACAGGCTCATCTGGCGGCAATTGTCACGCCTGTGCCTGTCTATGCAGCATTTAACCGCAACTATGCAACCCAGCCCAAGTTCATTACCTGGATGCTGCGAAATGTGCATCAGCCGGTTTATACGGGGCCAGTTCAGTCGGTTAAGGGTATTGATACTCCGATTTTCCAAATCAGCATCTTTACCCAAGCGATTGAAGATGGTTTCACTATTTCCAATCAGATACTACAATCTCTGCATGGATATAGTGGACTTTTTGGTGGTGCAACTTACGGAATCCAAATCTCGAAAGCAGATGTTAATTGGCTGTACAACAGTTATGACAATGAACAAAAGCTTGCACAGGTTTTCCTAGATTGTCAGCTGCAAGTACCGACATAAGATAACACTCATCAATTTTCTAAGGAATCAAAATGGCTCTTCCAAATAAAGTTCTCCCTGGTTTTAGCGCAGCAATGTATTGCCAGCCTACGGCCTCTCCAACCGCTTTGACGCTGTCTGGCCTGTCTACCCTTGCCAGCGTGGCCGCAATCGCCGTATCGGGCAATCTGCTGCCTGTGGAAGCCATTCCTGCCTTTGGTCAGGATGATGCATCTGCTTCGTTCTCTGTGGCCGGTTCGCGTCAGTCGGACAAAATCCCAACGCAAGCTGCGCCCACCAGCATGACGATTACTGCCGCATGGAATCCATCGGATGCCAATCTGTTGCTGATGCGTGGTGACGCTTATTCTGGCGTGGTTGACCGCACCTTTGTGGTGTCGGCTACTGAAGGCGCAAACATTGTTTATTACGCTTTCAACGCCCGTGTCGGTGAGTTCAAAATTGACGCACAACCTGGTGCTGAAGCGAAATGTGTTTTCACGATTCATCCCCGTGGAAACATGTACGGTTGGTCTAACAACGCATAAGGATTTATCATGGCCGCACCAAATAAAGTTCTTCCTGGCTTTTCAGCCGCACTGTGGGCGCAAACCGGCGCTACACCAACGCCATTCACTACGGCCAATTTGGCCGTGTGGACGGGCCAAGTCGCTACCATTGCTGGCACTGCCGCCAATGGTACTGGCGCGGCTGGTGTTCAATTGACTGTTGAAGCTGTCCCAGCTTTCGGCCAAGATGATGCAAGCGCATCTTTCTCCGTGGCTGGCTCGCGTCAGAGCGACAAAATCCCAACTCAGGCAGCGCCTACAAGCATGACCATTACGGCAGCTTGGAACCCGTCTGATGCAGGTCTGTTGCTGATGCGTGCTGATGCCTATTCTGGCGTGATTGACCGCACTTATGTGGTTACCGCTACGGATGCCCTGACTACGATTGCTTATGCCTTCAATGGTCGGGTTGGTGAGTTTAAGATTGATGCCCAGCCTGGCGCTGAAGCAAAATGCATTTTCACTATTCATCCACGGGGTAATCAATATGGCTGGTCAAACACCTAAGCGCAGTGAGCAGCTAGAGAAAGCGATTCAAGCGATTGTCGCCACTTATGGCGACTTGAATTTGGTCGCTCGATCATGGACTGTTGATCCAGAAGAAGTTGCCGCCGAGCTTGAACTTGCTGGCGATACTTCAGAGCGAGTTGCATTGCAACTTTTGCAAATATACAATCCACAATAAAACATGACCACGACAATACAAAACACAAATGATTTGCTAGGTTTTCTGCAAGCCCAAGCCGGTTTTAAAAAAGACTGGTTTGGGTTTTCAGAACAAAAGCTGACTGCAATCACGCTGGCGCATAAGATTGCAGAACATCATGCTGACAAAATGACGCCAGCGGAAATCGTCAGGTTCGCAATGGACTTGAATGAACACATATATCACAAAATAATCAGGAATGACAAATGACAAAACTTGCATCTGCCTTTGGCGAAAAGTATCAGCAGTCTGCTGTAAGCATCCGCACCAAATCGTTTGAGCTTGGTGGACACACATTCAAAGTTCGCGTTCCACTCAATAAAGAAATTGAGGACATGGATGCGCGAATGTCGGCAATTGATGCTGAAAAGCTAGAAGCCCGATATCAGAAAATTGCCGCTCCATTTAAAGTTGGTGAGCCAACTGAGGGCGTAGTTATTTCTGAAGATGATGTCACGGTTGAAGGCCGCTCATGCCGCGAACTGGCAAAGTCTGCCATTGAAGTTGAGCAGCGAATTGTTGAGTACACCAAGCTGCTGGTTGTCGAAAACGGCGACTTGAGCGATCTCAGCTATGAAGACATTGATATCGAGTTCCCATTTCAGATTCAAGTTGAATTGATGTCCAAGATTACGGAAGCAATTCAACCAGGCTACAAGGAAACGCGAAAAAACTAATTCGGGACACACACCGACAAACAAGGGCTTATATCTTGGCCCACGGTGGGTGTCCTGACTCGATTTCGGTTGATGACTTTAGAGATATTGAAATACTGATCAGTGATGGATTTATCGGGAATAAAGCGGTTTTGCTTGCACTTAGTGCATTAACCACCGGCAACCTAAATTCAAAGCTAAAGCAGACAGCGTCCCCATACATGATGAAAGATATTCTTCCATCGATGCATGAATACATTGTTGTGCCGCCGACAGATGAAGAGCTAAAGGATAGAGTTAACGAACAGCTTCTCAGTTTTATTGCATCTAAACCTGGCTCAGAAAAATACTTTGGTGATTAGCATGGCAGATTACGCTCCAAACAACCGGACAATTAAGCTTGAGGGCTTTGCCGAATTTGAAGCGCAATTGCTGGCATTGAACAATGGAATGCGTTCTGATCTGACTGCTCGAGCCACTATGGCAAAGGCGGCACAGATTGCAATGGAGCCTGTATATACACAAGTGCGTACTACGGCCCCGTATGATGAAAATTCTACGGGGCCTATTCACATGCGCGAAACAGTACGCATAGATTCGCGCATACCCAATGGCAGGGATAAAGCGTCTGGCTATGTAAATGAAACGGATGCGGTTATCGCGGTTGTGTCGGTTAAGAAAAGCGCTGTTTCACTTGCCAATGAATTCGGCACTAGAAAAATGGCCGCACAACCTTTTTTGCGAAGAGCATTAGATCAAAATGCGGAAAATGTGCTTGGCATACTAAAATCACAACTTGGCGCATGGATTCCAGCTTACGCCGCTAAACTTTCACGGCGAAGGAAATAAAAATGGCATCAAATAATATCGCTCGACTTGGTGTTGTCCTTGGGCTGGATACGGCAGAATTTACCGCAGCTATTGACAAAGCAATTCTTGAGAATCGCAAGCTTAAAAATGCAATTCAAAAAGACTCCAATGCAGCTGCCGGTGAAATTGTCAAACTTAAATATGCCACTGAAGATTACGGCAAAGCTTTAACGCAAGTTGATATTGTCCAGCGGGAAATTTCCAGTGGTCGATTTAA